ATGACATCTATGCTCCTATCGAACTCTTTCGCAAGAGCCAGGACGTTGTTGCCCATCAGTAGGCTTGAGCCGTCTTCCGCCACCTTGAGTGCTCCGGCTGCTGCTGCCGTTTCGTCTGCGTTCTTCCGCAGGGCTGCATTCATTGCTTTTATTTCTTCAGCAGTCGCACCGGACTTTTTCATTAAGATCGCAAGGTCAGAGCTTGCCTTCACATACTTGTCGTATGTCATAAGGAAGCCCTTCGCTCCAATAGCATTGGCCAGCTCCGCTTCAAGAGACATCTTGCTCTCGTCAGCCACGCTCAGTATCTTCGAGCCAAGAGAGGGCTGATTGTACCCCTCAACCCGGATAGCCCTGCCCCCGCCTACTGGAGCGCCTTTCACGGAGGTCTCGCCCAGTAGTTCGACCGGGCGCGCGTCAACGGATGGGGTCTTGCCGAACTGAATGACTTCATATACTTCTAGCTTTTTTGTGGCCGGATTTATGTTTCTAAGGACAAGTTTGTCGCCCTCGATGGATGCCACTCCGCCTGAACGAGCAGACTCTTGCCAGCCTCTAAACTGCTTTATCCCATACTCTCCGAGAAAGACGGTCTTCCCTGAAAGCACCCTGGGTTTCTTTGCTTCTGGGAGTTCTCCTTCTCTCCAGGTGACGGAGGGCATCTGGGCATCTTGATTCCTCTGCTCCACGAGGCGGTCACCGACCATGCGGTAAGACTTTCCGTCGCTGGTTTGGAATACCCTGACGCTTGTTGATCCAAATCCTGTGTGGATCTCGTTGTGTATTCTTGCAAGATCTCTGCGGTTAAGGAGGTAGCTCTTTAGGTCAGATTTTTTTGGGAAAGCAACCATCAGCGCGGTGGTCACATCCCTTGGCGCGATATCGTTTTTTTCAAAGTTCTTGTACAGGAACCGAGACCCTCTCTTGAAAAACTCCTGCTGACCGACCGTTCCCATGCTGGAGAACCACGCCTCTACCTTCTCAAGTGCCCGGATTTTTTCCGTGTACTGCGCAGCGGCAAGGGCCACAGGGGAACCCGCTCGGGCGGGTCTTCCGGCGACAGCCCTGCCGAGCGACTTCCTTACCAGGTCCGCCTGCTGGGCTTGTAGTTTTTTCCGCTTCTTTTGCAGATTGAAGAGCTGTGTCCTTCTCGCGTCCATCTCCTTTGCGATTGGCCGCAGGCGATCTGCGGCGTCTTTGAGGGTAATCGCCCCCAAGGGGTTTGTGATCGGAGACATTATGTCCGAGCGATACAAACCCTTACGGACCTTCCAGGTCTCCGCATAGGCCTTTTCTGCCACCAGCTTGGCCTCTGCTTCCTTAAGGTCAAGCTCCGCCTTTCTAAGGGATGCCTTCTCCTTCTTCGCGCCCAGGGTGTCCCCCGCCTTCTTTAGCCTATCGCGAGTCTTTCGGAGACCCTCGGCCTCCTTCTTGAGGGCAGACTCTCTCTTCGCAAACGCCCGTCCTATGTTCTCTGTGGAGGCTATCCCCTCATTGACATGGAGGCGCTCCCTGAAGACCTCGTACAGGTCCCTGTCCTGCACCTCCACTTCCTTCAGCCACCTCTCGTACCCGCCGTTCTGGATTTCCTCGGGCGTCATTTTGGCCAACTTCTTCACCAACTTCTGCGCTGACGTGAGCCTGGCTGTCTGAAGCGCGCCGGAAGAGAGCTTGAGTCCCTTTCCGATAGCCTTTGCTCCCTTTCCTATTGGCCCAAGGAGGAGGGTGGGGTCCGGGTCAATTAGGATAAGACCCAGCATTGGGCCAATGGCCGCCAGTGTCTCGAATGTCGCATCTGGAACCGGGAACTCTGCTTTCCCAGCAAGACGGGCCTTCTTGTTCATTGCCGCAAGAGACTCGCTCTCTAGGAACTTTGGGGTCATGATCTTCCCGATGTTCCCAAAGTCATCAGTAATGTCATACCCGCGACGAATAAGCTCTATGTGCTCTGGAGTGTTCCATCCGCCAGCATGGATTGCCGCTCCAACAGATGTGCCAAGGGAGAGGGAGCCTATGTAGTCAAGGATCCCCTGGTCTTCGATTGTCGTTCGCACATTATTGAACGAGGCGTCTACGGGCGATGCCCCAGCCACGGTGGCTCGTATGGGTCCCATGATCGAGGCGAGCGCCCCACCGACAAGAGGAACGTCTCCGAGATACCAGGGGTTCGTTCTTATATCCTCTGTCTTCTGCTCCGGGTCTGCATCGACAAAGTATACACCAAGGTTCTTTTGCATAATTGTAGAGACTTTCTGGCGAGCCTCTGCCGCAGCGTCTTCGTAGAGCTTGTCCCTTGCTCCTGGCGGGGCAGAACCCCCTGCCTGGGCGAGCTTATTCCCGTAATACAAATCTGTAAGTTTGCTGCGGGCACCGTAAATGTCAAAGGCATGAGTGCCGTCCGATGTTCTGTATAAGGGAAGATTGACCATATCGAGCTGCGGGTCCATAAATGCAGTCATCAGGTCGTCATCAAGGTCCATGCCTAGAAGTACTGCTTCGGGCGAGCCAAACTTACTGGTCCCCAGGGCTTTTCTTTGCCTGCGCTGGATGTCCTGCTCGCCAGAAAGCCTTTCGGAAGAAACGGTCTGGATGTTTCCAGCCTCATCCCTGTAACTGCCCCCAATTAAAAAGGACTGTTGTCCCACGTTGGGCCTTGGCGTCACTGCCTCAAGTTTCTTGTTCTGATAGTCCTCTATTTGCCAGAACACATCCGCGGCCCTGTCCTCCGAGACCGGTATCCCGTGTCTTTTCTGGATTTCTATCGCTGCGATCTTCCGCGCTAGAGGGTTGTTTCTGACAGACTCGTCTGTCCTCAACTTCTCAAAGAGAAGCTCATACTGCATCGGAGAGCTGGGGTCGTGCCCAAGCTCGGTTGATAACCTATCCAGGGCGGCGTCCTGCTCATGGGCCTTTGCGGCCGCCGCCTGCATGGCCATATGCCGCCGCATCGCGGTCTCCATCAAGGGGGCGGGCGCCTTTAACTTCCTGTCTGCATCAGTCTCACCAGGGAGAATGTACGGGCGCTCGTACTGCTTTTCTGTGAACGATTCCTTAGCCCCGATAGGCAGTTTTGCTAGCTCCCCGCTCGATACCGCAGGTGTAAAGCTCTCTGGCTTTATCTTCAGCTCCACCGAATCATCGGGCGTCGGCATCCTAGTCTCCCCGCCCAAGTTCTTCAATTAGCTTTTTTGCCTGTATCTTGTTCCTTATTTGCTGGATGCTTTTGCCTCCGAATTGCGGCATTCTGAACCCCTCCCTAGGGTCGTTCAGCGCGCCCCAGGCGCCCCTCTGCTCTCCTTCGAGGAGAAGCTCATCAACAGGGCGGAATTGAGGGGTGCGCGCAGGGACCGGCTTCCTGAGCGGCGCTCCTGGGACCGCGCCCTCTAGAACGTCTCCCATCTGCGCGGCGGCCTCCTCCGAAAGATCTGGGTTGAAGTCGTCGGGGTGATACCCAAGCCCCTCTCGGCGCTCAAGGTACGCATCTCGATCTTCGGGAATCACATCTGGGGCGGCGCCTTTTGAGCGCAGTCCCTCTAGAATGGCTTGGCCCTCTCTGCTGACGCTGGGTGCGTCCAGCCCGGGGGATGATGCGCGTTTCTCCTCAATCTTCTGGGACGGGATAAAGCCCAACTTTCGCCTGTCTGTTTCTTCGTCCATAAATCCAATGATCAATTCAAGTCTTGCGAGCGTACGCTCATCGACCCCCTCTGTCTGTTTCGCCTTAAACAACTCCTCTGCAAACTGGCCCCTCACTTCTTCGAGGAAGTCTCCTGGGATATTGTCGTAATCTTTGTAATGTTTCAGGAGCCTATCAAGGCCGCGAAACGCCTCCTCGCCCATCATCTCCGTTGCCGGATCTGGCCCCTCGTCCACAGCCTCGGACTTGTCCCACCACTTTTGGGCACGGGGATCTTTCCCGGGATATTCAAGGGCTTCTGCTCGAAGGCGCCCAAGATCTTGTTCTGACGTGGCCCTATCCTGAATACTAGGGTCAACAGTGGCTGCCTCAACAGCACCGCGGGCACCCTCTTCTCTGCCCCGTCCTAGCCGCTTTGAAATATACCGCTCGGTAGCCTTTGGTCCCTTGTTAAGGGCGACCAGAAAACCCAGTCTCTCCCCTGGCTTGAGGTTCATCCTCTCTGCCATCTCAATAAATTCCGGGTCCCTGTATATATCCTCCGCCAATTGGCCCAGGTCTCCGCCGAGCTGCCTGCCGCGCTCTGCGATCTCAAACTCATGAGACCGAGACCCAGCAGGTACATTCTCATCATACAGGCCCTGAAGGGCGTCGGGGTCCCTTCCAGCGCCTGCGGCCGGGTTGGCACCAGAACCCATAATTCTCTTGAAGTAGCCAGCTCCTGCAAAGCTAGGGTCCCTCGTCGCCTTCAGATACTCGTTTGAAATTCCGCGCATCCTGTTCTGATCATTATGAAGCCTTGTCTGCGCGGCTTCTGCTGCCTTAAATCTAGTTCTAAGCGCGCTGTGGTCACCTGGGTGGCTGGCCAAGATTGCGTTCTTGACCTCCTCTGGGGTCGCCGGAACCTCTAGCTGCTCTCCTACGATCTGCAAGAAAGACATAAGGTTTCGTTGACCGGCTGCGTCGGGGGTAAACTCCTCCATCACTGTGCGCCCAAGCCCCTGAAGGAACAACTGGTTTCCCCGCCCCTCCAGGGCAACTCCGGGGTTTCCTAGGCCAAACTGCTTAACGAGCTTGCTTGCTGCCGCAAAGGCCTCTTTTGTCTTGTCGCCCCTTTTGAGCATGTCTGCATTTATCTTCCCCAACTCCGTCAGCTTGGTTGATAGGAATTTTGCCTTCGCCGAGTTCGATGATGCCTGAACTGACGCCATCGCAGATACGAGCTTATCGTTCATTTTCTGCTGAGAATCCAGCCACAACTTGTATTTGCCAGCGCGCAGTGCTTCGTCGGCAGCCACCTGAGCGTCCTGCAACTTGGAGATGGCCAAGGACTGCCCGCGTCGTTGTGTTTGCGTAGGGTCTTCGGCAATTGGACCAGTGCCAGCTCCCGCTACTGTCCAGGCGCGTCTGTTGTATGCGTCAAGTTTCTCTTCAAGAGTAGCCATTACGTCCTCCAGGGCCTGTTTTCTCTAAAGTACTTTTCCAGCCGTTCGTAGTCATCGTCCCCTCGCGCAGCCCTAAGCTCGCCTTGCCGCCTTGCTTCCGCCATCTCCTGGTTGTGGAGCATCTCACGCCCTTTTTCCACCGAGCCTTCTTGGATGCCTGACAGGGCGAGCTTGGCGCCCTTGGCAAACGCTGGAGACCCTAGAGCCTGTTTAATTCCTGCGGCGGCTTGTCCTCCGGCCATCCTCTCTTCCTCTTCAATCTGCCCAATGTCCTGGCGGATGTCGTCCATGACATCGCGTTGGCCTGCGTAGAAGTCTGCAAGATACTGCTGGTGGGTCTTGCCGCTTTCGCGAGCCTGGGCGCCTACAGCCCCGGCTGCAATCCTGGCAGCAACGTCAGCCGGTGCCCCCGGTGTCAACATCATTTGTTGGGTCGCGGCCTGTGCGCCGATGCCCATGTCGATAGATGGTTGTGCCTGCCCGGGCATTCTTCTGGCTACCCGCAGGAGTTCTTCCTCCCTTGCTTTCTTTCTGTTTTTCCCCATCAAGCCTAGGGCGCCCCCAAGGGCACCTGCGCCTGCGCCGATAAGTCCTGCGAATGGTTGCGCGCCTGGGATCAGTAGTCCTGCCGCTGTTCCCAGAGCAGAACCTATCTGTTGGCCTGTTTTCGCGCCTTTTTGTGAAGCCATAACTTACTCCTTTTGTCCAAGCAGCACCCTCTCGTACGCCTCTTGGGCTGCCGCCCTTGCCTTCTCTTCAATCCCTGGCCTCATGGCGGATATCTCCGCCGCTCTACGAGAGGTGGCTGGCAGGCCGCCGCCCAAACCGGATGCCGCAACTAAGGGGGACACAGCGCTCCCTATGATAGCAGCAGATTTCGGGACTCCCCCGAGGAACTCGAGCTGACCCGCCACCTCCTCTGGGCCAAGTGCCATCTCGGCAATTTTTTCGGCGGGAGTCGCAAGATACTGTCTCTGTACATCTCCCCTGTTTTCGCTCTGATAATTCCTCGCCCTTTGCGCCTGAAGGAGTTTTGATAGAGCATCGGACTTCCTTTTTGTGTACTCCTCCTGCTGGCTAATACCCGCCCTCATCTTCAGGAGGGGGTCTTTCTCCGCTTCCTCTATGCGGCTTTTTCTAGCGCCCGCTAACGCCTCTGCTGCGTCCTCAGAAACGGTTTCAGAGATTGACTCAACCTCTTCCCGGCCCATTCTGGGCTTGCGTCTTGGTCCTCTTGGTGCGGGGGTTCCCGACATTATGCTTTGTAACATTGCTCTTCTTTCTGGATCCATAATTCACCTCACCTAAAAAGAATATACCGCATTCCGCGTGTTCTTACACGACACTGCGTAACTTTATTATTGTCTGCGCCTCCGGCTGGAAGCATCACCCTGATATCTGCACTGTGCCATCCCTTTGTCATACTTGTTATCAGCTTGTGCCCAGACCATGCGCGCCCGTAGCTGAAATCAACCCCCAGCCCAGTGCCTCCTGCGGGATCAAGCACAGCGGCCCCAGGGATATACCTTCGAGCGTTTATGTAATCCATCACGCCGTCAACAAACAGAAAGAAGGCCGGGAAGTTCTTCCCATCTGCCAGTACAGCCAGAGGGGTCGTTGCATAAACCCCGTCGTTCTGCTGGTTGAAGTTCCACTGCAATATGCACTTGGCGCCGGGAAAGGGAACGTAAAACCTAATCCCAAGCCCAGGAATAGACACCGCTTCCTTTGAGAGAACTTGGTCTGAAGGCTCATCGTAGATGTCATCCGTTGCCGCCTTGGTCGTGGCCCCGCCAAACACCTGGGCAAAGTAGTCTATGTTCGCCGTACAGCCCACCATTTTAGCCCGAGAGAGAGAGCCTCTCTGAACGTGCTTGTTCTCAAACTTAAACGAAGAGTCCAGGTTTGCGGCATCCAGGTGTCCGTTGATTACTTCCAGGGACTGCTCTCCGGTCGCTGTTGGGTAGTACCAGTTCTCGGAGACATCCACTCCAGTGGGGGACGCCCCCGCGGCGAGGGTTCCAGAGCCTGGGGTGTTTTTATAGGTTATGTTAGGCATCTGGGTCCACCTCATTTGCGCGAAGAGCCAAAACGGACAGATTCGCCTTCCTGATTCTCGCGGTGACCGTCTTGTCGTGCATCGGGTCGCCACCCTTCCCCTTTATTATGGAGACGACTGCGCGAATGTACCGCACAGAGGAGATAGCCCCCTTCACATTCTGCGCAGTTACCGTATTCGCAAGAGAGCTTGCGTTTATGATCGTTCTGATAGAGACATCCCTTCTGGACGGGAAGTTCTGACTAGAGGCTACCCGAAAGGTTGTTGACATCTCTTGTCCAAAGCATTCCACCCTCCTCTCCGTCACCCGATACCGGTAGGGCGCGCTCCCTGACGCCAGGGCCGTTGTGTCCACCCACGCGCTATCTCCCAGGTACAGGTGATACCAGCTTATGTTGTCATTGCTCACCTGAATGCACACCGCTGCGCCACAGGCTCCTGCGGGGGAGTTTCCTACGATCGGGTCCCCATTTTCATCATAGAACTCGAAACGCTCAAACTGAACATTGAGCATAACCAAAAGGGCGTCCAGTCCAAAGCGGTCGTTGAACTGTGGGTCCCCCAGCGGCACAGACGCCGGAAGAGTTACCATCAGATTGTTTGCGGCCCCGTCTTGGATGGGTCCCCACACGCCATCATTTGGAGGGTAGTTCATAACTACCGATCCGGCCCCCGTCGTTGCGTTCCAATAACTCAGGCCTGTTTGCGTGCTCGATACTGTGGACCACCCACTGGTGTAGGCAACGCCCAGCATTGCTATTTGAGACGCGACGGTATCTGCGGCCGGGAACTCCGCTGTTTCGCAGTAGGACAAAAACGAGGGTGTGTGGTTTTCGTTTAGACACCCGTCCTGAAACGCCGTCTTTGTCAGGTCATCAATCCCCTGCTGCCCTAATTGGATGAACCTATTTGACAGGCCCGTAGCCGTGTAGGCTTCTTCTTCCTCAAACGGAGTAAAGTTTATTTCACCCATGACTACCTCATCATCTTTAATATCACAAGTTCTCTGCCGCCCACGCATACAATTCCATCGGACGCGGCTACGCTGCCTCCCTTTAGGGCCGCTGTGTTCATCCCCAGAACCTCAACAGTGACGTCACCAGGCGGGACATCCATTACGGCCTCGATGCACACGGGATATCCGATCTCATTGCCTGCCGCGCCCGCTGATGGTGAGAATACGCCCACCGCTGCCATCGGTGTATCGACTGAAGCACCCTTTACCCCAATCCTGTCGTTCGACGTATCGGCGCCGCCAAACATCCCTTCCGATACAATTGCCCCGTTGATGCGGAGCGCAAACATCTGGCCTGCGCGCTGCTCTTCCTGCACCTGGAGTGTGGCCATAACCCAAAGCGTTGTGTCTACCTCAACAAAGAATCGGGCCTGCATTGGTCGCGGATCAGTTATTCCGGGCTGCTGCCTCGGGGGGAGCTTGGCCGCGATGATTGACATGGTTGGGTTTAGGTCAATTCTGACGCCCCCGTCCAGGTTGGGCCTCGTTGATACCGTGTTGTGGCTTCCCACTTCGTCGATTGTTATCCATGCGCCACGAGTCCCCCCAGGGCTTCCTCCGCCGTCTGCGGAGACCTGGGATGCCGCAGAGCCTCTTGTGTTCACATACTCAAATCCGACACCCACTGGATCGACGTAGGTGTCTGGGATGAACTGGGACGCTCCAAATGCCTCTCCGGGGACAATGCCTGCTGCTATGTTGTGCTCGTTGAGCTTCCCTTGGGCCTCCGTGGCTGCTGGCATAAACCCGTCGTTTAACGACTCGTCATTGACCACCTGGGGAGTAGATATATTTGCGTCAGGAAATCTCCAACTCATTGCTGAACCCTCGCGCCGCCAGAAGGATGCGGGACATAATCGTAAGAGAGTCCCACGAATTCGATCTTCGCCGTGGAGGTGAGGATCAGCTTAAACACCTCACAACCAGGAACAAAAACCTTTGCCTTGCACCAATACGGCCGAGACCTCCTTATCGTCTCCCCGGTGTCCAGGGTCGCCGTCCCATAAAAGGGTGGAGGGTCATTTTCGTAGTAAAGGGTCACGGTCTCATCATGGATAACCGACTTCCTCCAGTCCCGATAGACCTGAACAGACAGGTCCTGGGAAGAGCTTTCAATCATCCATATATAAACCGTAATTGGGGTCTTCGCGTCATACTCGCTCTCGTTCAGGAGCCAGTTCGTTTCAATGGTGTAAGACCTCTGGGGGAGCGTATACACCGTCGAGGGCACCTCCCTGTCCAATACATAGACAGACTCTGGGGTAGAGACAGGCTCCGTTCCCACGCTACCGGCCGCAAGCATATATGCGCGGTGGTCCTTTGTCACACACACAGCGGATGCCGATATGTCTGTTCTTGTTCGCCATCCAGTATTTGGGGGGCGAGCGTCAAACACATAGCACCGGTCGTTAGACTTGGACGAGTACATCGGAACCCAACACCGGTATTCCCCTGAATAGACATCAACGGCCGCTACAGACTGCCTCTCCCTTGAGGTGTTGATGTATTTCAAGTCATCCCTTATCGTGTCGGAAAAGTACTCAACAGCACCTTGGGAGTATGCATAGAACGCCTTTCGCCCCAACCATATTGTCTGCCCGTGTTCTGTGGTTGCGATAGAGCTGGGCGCGACACAACCAAACTGGCGGCTGATTGTTGTAACTGAAAAGCCAGTAGCCTGGCTGGTGTCCACGATTAGAAATGTGGAGCTTTCGGTAAAAACAAGAAGGCCGTCTCTCACGGGGTACAGTCCTGTGATCTCCCCGCCAGAAGGGTCTGGGTAAAAGAAGTCGTCCCTAAGAAGAGTTCCCCAACGACCAGGGAGGGTGAACCTCACAAGACCAGGATCCTCTGGACTGTTGGCAAAAAACATCCGGCCAAAGGCCTGACGGCACAGCCGGAACCTCTGCATCGGAACAACGTCTGGAGCCTCCGCCACAAGCCAACCATCAGGCCCGTTGTCAACGTAGACCTCAGAAGATACGTCAGGGATGGTCTGGGACGCGAAAACACCACCATCGCTGTTTGACGGAAGCAGGAATAATTGGTTCACAGACTCTGAGTTAATTGAGTCCCTTGTCCTATACAAGTTCCTGCCTACAGTTTTGCTCTCGGAAGAAGACTCGTCTGGCAGAGAAATATTCTGCCATAAGAGCTGCTTTAGAAGGTTTTCTGGTCCCTGGGAAAGCCTCTCTTGATACGCGATCCCGCTACTGAAAACCACGTTCTCTGGATGCACAGCGGACTGCTGCGCGAACGCCGCAGCATTACTCCTAGGGGAAACCGGAGAGAAGTTGCCGTACTTGTCCACCCACTGGGTGGCCCCCGTATACGCCCCCGTGAGGAGCAACCCTGATGCGTGACCGTTGTTGAGGCTAATCCTAGACAAGCCCTGCTCCAGTCCCTCTTTCGGGTCTGAATAAACCGTTCCCACGCGACCACGCCCAAATGTTGTATGCATCTGCGTGTTTGTCTGCACAACCGAACCCAACCACCAGTTGAATATATTGGCGTCGTGAGCAAACCCTTCGTTATTTGGAGTGTACGCCTGAGATGTATCATTGCCGCCCGAGTGCGAGAAGGCGTAGGAGTCGTTTTGCGTTGGCCCAAGCAGTGACGGGGGACCCGGTGTTTTTGAGTACCCCAATGGCGCGCAATGACCGTCTTCGTCATAGAACCGTGGGAGGGCATCATGCTGACTGATAACAACTATCCCATTCGAGCACTGTTCAAACTGCGTGGGGAAGGCGGGGTACTGTGACTTAGGCTCGTTTGGCTTCCAGGTGTACGCTGTTTGCCAAGAGCGAGACCATCCGTTAAATTCCAAAAGGACATTCGTTGTCCCGTTATACGCAGTAGCGAGCAGAACCTCTTTCTGCCCCTCTCGTAGTCTCCCGTGGAAAATCCCTCTCATTTGCTCAAAAGAGGGCTGTAGGGTTTGACCGTATGCGGGGATATATGGGGCTGGGCCAGAGATGCTTTTTAGCGTACTCCTCTCCGTTTCCCGCATGTTCTGGATTTCATTAGCCAGGTTGTCGGGAGACAGTATTTTGGTGGTAACGGCCCGGATGTTGAGCAACCCAGACCGCCTCGTGGGCCGCCCATCGGACATCTATTCTCTCGCTTTTGCTGTAGCTTTTTTAACAGAGGGCTTTTTTATGGCAGATGTCTTTTTGGCAGCCGCTCGCTTCACCACGGGGGGCCTTGGTTTTGGCGCAGCCTTTGGCTTTGGCGGCAGGACTGCCGTCATCTGCCCCACAAACTCTGAGTCTTCCGCGACCATTTGTCTGGCGAAGCCGAAACGTTGTATCCATCCGCTCCTCTTTCCCCGTCGATCAAGGGTCGCCCAGCAGATGAACTCCTCGACGGACCCATCATCTCTAGTCATTGTATATATTTGCCCCGTTTTTAGCTTGGCCATCTCTCCTCCTATGAGTTTGGTGTGTTCCACCACTGCCTGTACCGTAGGGTTGTCCTGTAACCAGGGGTGGCCCTAGAAAGACGCTTGAGCATCGGAACGGCGGAGGACCTTAAGTCCCCATACCGCTTAGACAGTGTTTTTAAGTTCCTCTCGTAGCGGCCTTTTGCAAGGCGCATCATGCTTATGTTGCCTTCCGTTTCATACAGTAACTGGAGTGCACGGTCAACCAGGAGGTCGCACGCTTCTGCATGAATAAGTGGCGCGTCCTGGTCGTCCTTTAGTTCCTTGGGGCGACGTATGCATCTTATTTCAAGCTCAAAGCGCGCATTGGGCGTTGGGTACATCCCGATAGTCTGATACCCATGGGTGTCCCTGAGTCTTCGGTGGTAGTCTGGAAGGATTGCCCCGTCGTCTATGAAGTACCCCTGGTTATCCCAGTCCACGTTCACCTCTGCCAGGAGGAGGAACGCCTTGGGGATATCCATCCTCTTGAAGCCCTCGACCCACTGCCCAGGCTCTACGATGCCCGGAGTGGGGGTGCCTGTGTGTAAGATCTCATAATTCGAGAAGTCGGCAGTAATCCTTCTTCGGTAAATGCGAACATGCCAGCCGCTCAGCCTGGAACTCACACGGACAAATCCTTCGTTCACATCTGGAGGTATATTGCCTACGAAGGCCCCATTGGCTCCTGGGACAGATGGGCCTGTGCCCATCATCATGAACCCCTGCATATACTGTATGTTTGGCAGCGTGAGCAGAACCGCGGGTCCTCCAGCCGTGACCGTAGTGCCCCCTTGGTCTGTGTCCGATGCATTTGTGGCGGTAACCACAGCAGAGACAGGCGACGGCGCGCTCTCATAAAGAGGCTCACGATACCTATTCCTGGCTGCCTGAGATCTGTTTGCAGCACCCTTCCGTCCTGTCGCATCAGTCCATTCCGCCGATGTGGCCGCAACCCCGTGCTCTGGGTTTTGCCAGTCATACGGGTTGTCATTCCAGAGGCTTAAGCCCTGGTTTCTGAACCAGATGTCCCGCTTGCCCCAGGTGTAGGTGATCACATACTCAAACTGACCGGCTGGCTCTGGTCCCTTCCATCTCGGGTACTTCACAATTGCGCCTGCGTTATCATACTCCCCAAAGTCAACCTGATTAGACAGGGTCGCCAAAGGCGCTACGCTCGGTCCCTGGACCTGTATGTGCTCACGCCTGTAAATGACCCTTGGGATCCCCTTGGCAACGTCAGTGTGTCGGTCGATAATGTTCTGTCGCTCTGCGTCTTCCTGCCCGATGACTTGGAGAGGCCAGGAATTGTTCGTCTTCCACAAGCGCATTGAGTGGACTTCGATAATATCGTCTGGTATTGCGTATTCGCTAGTATAAACCCGATACTGAAACGGGCCTGCGCCAAACTTGTTCGTATCCCACGGCATCCAAAGGGAGATGACCTTTCCGGTGGCCGGAGTGGATAGAGGAGGCGCACCAGGGGCGATGACTACCTGCTCCGGGCCATAATTAAGGTCCCAAACTGTACGAATAATGTTTCTGTGCCATTCTCCATCGGCATCTTGAATCTCAATGACCCGGCCGTCCCAGCTCCGGTCTGTTGGCCAGTCAGTAAGCACCCCTCCTGCGCCCACTGCATCTTGTTTGATCACCCATGGATTTGGTGGCAGCGTGGCTCCGGTTGAACCCTTGGGGAACATCGGGTCCCCAGCGACATCCCAGGTAATATCTGGGGCAAAGGTGACCGTATTGTTTGCATCGTTCAAAACATCCGGCTGGGTGGCTATTCTCAGTATCTCTTCAAAAAACAAAAACGGGGCTTCTAGCGCAATAAGGTTGTACGCCCGGTTGATGAACTTATTCATCCGGTCGTCTGCGCCTGCGCTGTTTTTGGGCCCGTAATCTGCCTGGGCGTACATCGCATTTCGAATGTCTTTTAAGTTCACTGATCACCTCAACAAAAAAGGCGGGAAGTTTTAGCCTCCCGCCTCATTGTACTTCCAGATGAACCTGAATTCACCTGGAAATTTTCACCCTCGACAATCTACGTTTACAATGTCTGCGGCAAGGTAGTTGCCGATTCCGGTAGCGCCAACCGCGAGTGCTCCCAAAACAGCGCACGCACCGGCCGCTGCTGTGGTCGCGGTGTTGCCAAGTGCCCCAACTCCCCCGGTCACCGCGATGGTGCCCGTGCGGAGAAGAAACCCGTAGGAGTTTGTCGGAATAGGGGTGACGCAAACGCCAACCGCGATGTCGTCTTCGGCTGCCCCCGCTACACTGACCTCATATCCGGCAGCCGCCCTACCGGCGACCTCCCCAGCGGCCAAGGCCGCGCCTGTGTTCTTTACATAAATCCAGCGCGACTCGCCATACCCAAAGGAAGCGAGCTTCGAGGCCGGAACAACATGAATGAACCCAAGAGGCGCTTGAGCGTCCGTGGATACCGTAGTAGTACTAATTCCCATTGCTGTCATTGCCATGACAAACCTCCCTTATGGAACTGCGGAGCCGGTAACGGCGCCGTTAGCTCGAAGCTGGTTAGTGTGGATACCCATGTTCAAGACAATTTCGTAACGGAAAAGGTCTTGCTCGGGGATACGGAAAGGACCACGAACAGAGAAGTCGCCCTTGGTTTCGCGACTTGCGTCGTGCCCGAGGGTGTATGCGTGCCAGCATGCGGTGTTGATGAAGTAGATAACCCCATCGTTAGCAGCATTTGCCGGAGCATTGGGAGTTCCGTCTCCAGCCTGATTCCAGGCTGCGTTTGTGATGTCGATGCTATCTTCAAGGTAGAAGTCTGCATCGAGGAACTTAACGCCTTGTCGGATTTGCTTGGGAGCGCGGTCACCGGCTTTTGTCGAGTCGGAGATGATGCGAACCTGCGAATCCAGGCTATCAAGATAGTTGAGGTAAGACGCTTCATCGCCCAACAGCAGGTCAACGGGACCCATTGTCTTCATCTGACGCGCTGCCGCAAAGTACACTTGACGCATGGTGCTTCGTCCATTGGATGCAGCAAAACCAGCGGCGGGAATATCTCCCCACTGGTTGTACCATCCGTCCGTTCCGCCGGAAGTCAGCCCGTAGCGTTGATCGCTCGTGCCTAGCGGGGCGCCACCGGTCTCTTGCGCTGCGCGAGAACCGAACTTGATTGCACCAGAGCGAGCCGCTCCGTTGGGGCTGTAAGTTGTAGCGCCGTTCAGGGTCGCAAACCCAGCAACACCAGGACCCGTTCCCTGGGCGAACTGCTCGGAGATTCGCTCATGGAAGTCAGCAAGGGCCAACTCTGGGTAGTGTTGAATGATTCGAGCAAGGTCCATCTCGCCATTTGCTTCAGCCAGGTCCTTCCCTGGTACGTCAAATGCGTAGATGAGTCGAGGTGCGTAAGTATCACCACGAGCTGCTGCCTGGTTACGTCCACCGGCAATGACTTCAGACCCTGTGACAACTTGAGTCACAGAACCGGGACCACCGGTAACTACAGCAAATTCACGGAAAGGGCCTTTCAGGACGCTGCGGTCCATATTTCCCTTGTTGATGATCCGATCCAAGACCGGATGCCATTTCGCGAATAGTTCAGAATATGATGGCATCAGTTCTTGAAGAGCTGTGGCCAACACGTCTGGACTGATTCCAGTTCCTACAGTAGGCATTTTCTATCTCCTAGCGTTTTTGAGTGCTCTGCGAGCCACAATCATGCGTTTATCGTCTAAAGACGAGGTTTCATTGATGTCCATCATCTGTTGATCAGGTGATGAACGAGTGGTGGCTCCAGAGGTTATCTTCGCCGCAGGACGAGGATCCGATTTCGGCCGAGGCCTAGATGCGTTTTCTGCCAACCGTAGTGCGTATAAATCGGGCACACCGTCCCGCTTTGCCTCAAGGGCGACTTTCATCGTATCCCTATCAAGGCCAAGAAGTTTCACGCCTACCTCGGGGTCCCACTGATTCTCTATCAAAATAGCTAGAGCCTCACGCTTTTCAGGGTCCTCAAAGATTTCGCTGTGTTTTTGCTTAAAGTTCTGAGCGTAGCTGGCAGCATCTCTATCTAAAGACGCATCAACCTCCGCTCGATACTGCTCGTATTCCCTCTGCACGCCTTCCCTTGCGGAAATCTCGGCCTCATATTTTGACTGAAAGTCGGCCACGCGAGGATCTTCCTCACCAACCATTAGCGCGTCATTCAGGCGACGGAGTTGGTCCATGTCGCTCTCTAGTGCGCCAAACTTACTGCCAAACAATTCCTCCATGCGGCCGTGGACCCCATGGTACATCTCGGGCAGGTCATCAGCCCCGCCCCCCCAAGCACTAAAATCAAACTCGGGAAGCTCCGGCTCTTCCTTGACAGGCTCCATGGCCTCGTCAGTTGCCGCTTCTACCGCGCCCCCTACAGGAGAGGGAACCGCCTCAGAATCGGAGGCAACAGGAGAATCAATGGCTGGAGAAGAAGATTCAGCAACCGGCTCGGCTGCGGCTCCCTCTAATGCCTGGGTTTCTTCTACACTCATTTGCGCTTACCTGACTGGTTCAGCGCCTTGCGTGCAGATGATAAACGAATAACGGAAAGTTTTGGCGGGGAAGCGTGCATGCCCAGCTCTTTTTCGATCGAATCAAAGTCTTCGGAGGGACCCTCCTTTTTTCGAAGCTCCCACCCGTGCTTGTCAAGAGTTTCCATGAACTCCTCAGAACTACCGGCCTCATTAACCAGGTACTCAACCATTTCTTCTTGAGTATAGTCCTTCTTCTCGCCTTCTTCGGGAGCCTCTTCAGAAACCTCTTCTTCAGACTCTACCTCTTCTTCCATTTCGGATTCATACGGCATTTGGGCCTCCAATGGTCAAGTACAGCATTTTGTCAACAAAGTCAATCATTTCGAGCTTGTTGCCTTTTTTTCAGAAACTTCCCGCGCGCCTCATGGTCGCTAAAGCCTTGTTTTTTTGCCTTTTTGTCGCAGTGGTTTCTCACAGAATCGTAATGACTTCTCCATTCCTTACTGTCCTTCTGTACAAACTTTGCATCAGGATTTTCTTTCTTGTAATTCCGGAGCTGCTCGTTTGTTTCAAACTTCTTTCCTATCTGCCCAAACTCTATTGGCTTGCTAAATAGGGCGCCAATGGCCAGGACCGGGGAGACCAGTCGTACCGCAGGGCCAGAACAGTCTGGACATACAATATTATCGGCATCACGAAGAGGAACATACACCTCGTTTTTACCACAACCAGAAGTGCATCGAACATCGTAAAGGGGCATCTATAACTCCAGTTTTCCGCGAAGCGCATTCGGCAGGGTATTCCCAGCGCCGCCATTCTGCATCGGCATCGGCGGAGGCTCAAGCCCTGGGGGCATGCCTCCTGTGGCCACCGACTCCACCCCGGGCTGCGCAGCCGCGGCTGGACCTCCTGGCGGGGCGCCTTGTTGCATTTGTGCCGCCATGGCCTGTTGCATTTGCTGCTGCTGGGCCGCCATTTCCTCCTGGGAGATAGCCAGGTCCTTCATATTCAACAGCTCGAGAAGTTTTGCGATCAGTCGATTCTTGTCTACGTTTTCCGCCTGCATTAGTATGGGCAGGAATGATTGAAGGCTTCTGAGTTGCGCGAGTTTGTTGTTCTCCGCCGGAGAGTAGGCGATAGCTTCATAGTCGTAATCAAAGCCGCCTGCTTCAATGGCGCCCATGCTTTCTCTGGATATAACCACTGGCTCCTGGGTGTCAGAGACCCGAGCGACCATTTCGCTTGTGGGGTCTAGAAACTCCTCGAAGAGGGCGATCGAGTTAAGGGCCAGGGACGCGATTACGTCATTGACCGCTTTGATTCTTCGTCCGTTCCTGGTTCTGGTTGCGGAGTCAGCAAGTGCGACCTCCGTCGCGACATCTGTAACGCCCACAACGCCGCGGGAGTACTGGGGCACCCCGAGAACAAACTCAATGACCTGCTGTGCCCGGGCGCGCATTTTATCAAAGGACGGTGTTAGCCCTGGTTGAGGTGTGGCTCCGAATAGGTCCTTTAGCGGGACGTCTGCTTTTCCGTGAACGTCCACGACGGAACCCGGCTCGGAGGCATCTCGGATCGCCGTCTTAACCTGCTCAGGATTATCAACAAGAGCGCTTTGAATAAGCGTAACAGGAATGGAAGACTGAGCATGCCATAACTCCAGGGTATCAAGTTCGTTTAGTCGCTGCTGAAGGCTTGAAATCAGAGCAATATCCGAGAGACCGGCAAGGTCTTTCATGTTCTCGTTGAACTGGAGCATCGTGAATGGGTTGTCTGCGTATGTGTAGGGGAGGTCTCCCTCAAAGAGGGGCTTGTCTACTCCATCAATAATGTGGTAGTACTTTTTGTTTTCAAAGTCGTAGAACTCGTACACTGTGGCCCAGTTGTAGACGTCGTTCGACGCATTGTTGACCATGCTCCTATTTCCAGTCACGTCTCTTAACCAGCTCGGGTAGCCTCCAAAGTTCACCTCATCCATAACCTTGTGAGGGTAAAATCCCCCCTTTCGCCCAGGCTTCTTTATGCGCTTCTTAAACTCGTCCTTGGTGATGACGGAGACCTCGACGAGGTATCTAATATCTTCCCAGCGCGTGGCTGACATATCGAAAAAGACGTAACGCGGGTCTACGACCATGAACTCAACAGTCTCTCTCTTGAAGTTCCAGACGGTCTTCATGAATCCCCGGCCGCAGATTGCAGTTCCGATGCACAGGCGCCACAAGTCGGCATGGAGCTTCTGTCGGTAAAACACGTCGTTAATCAGTGCCTCTCTTACCGATGCTGGCTCTGTGTTTTCCTTTCTCCTGGCCGTGACCGTGATCTTCGGGTTCGTCGGGCAGATGTTCGCAACCATCGTATCAATGTATGCGTACGGATAGTTGGTCTCAAAGTTGACATCATCATCAGTGACGCCCGTCTCTGCGGAGAATGCCCCCGTGGGTGATGAGTAGTCCTGGGACCAGTACTCCCCCAGATACCAGCGGCGCCAGGAGTCCCACATCTGGCGCTCCCCTGATGCCTTTGCCTGATGGGTCTTTATTATCCCCTGGATTTGCTCATTGGTTAAGCCCATTATTCTCCGCCTTCTTCTCGGTACTCTTCTCCAGGCTTGCCGTACTTCTTTGCTCGTTTTGCAAACGGAGATTCTTCGTTAGAAAACTTCTCTAAGTCTCTAAGCGCGTCAATTGATTTTTCAGATTCATCCCATGTACGTCCTCTTTCGGCACGCGACTTTAACCAAGGGCCTATGTCTTTCTCAAAAGACGGGGACAACTTAATAATACCATCCTTCTGAAGGTCTAAAAGTTCTAAAATAGTCCCATCGGCCAAATGCGGCTCCTTGTCGTACAGTTTGGCCCAGACTGATCTGTCGGATTCTCGTGCATGATCGAATTCACGGCGCGCAGCGCTCGCGGCTTTTCTTGAGCTATCCAGGGCATCATGGATTGTCTCGCCGCCTCGGGGAGATGCAACCACTTCCGGCACTGCGCCTCGGACATCTCCCGACAAGTCTTCTACATCTCCACCGGCAGCCTCGAACTCCTCCACTTGGGGATGCTGTTGGGCCAGTTTTCTAGCAAGTGCTTCTCGTTTTTCTCTCATTAAGTCGGCCATTACTGCTCCCCGTAATACTCTTTAATAAATGCCGCATCTTCAAGGGCGGCCTTCTGCTCCTCGGCCATTCTTTTGAACTCTGCTTCCTGAGCCTGCAACTCTGCCATCTCTGGGCGAACATCCCCGTGAGAGCCTCTGTCAATCAATCGGGCGATTTCGGATTGATCGGCGGGATCTGCCAGCACAGGCGGCTTGGTAAGTCCGGCGAAACGGCGCGCAGCCCACTCTCGCTTATATTCTGGAATCCTATCCAAATGCGCAAAATATGCCCGTGCAGCAGGAGTCCGGTAGCTTATTACGCGCCCCTCCGAGTGGTCCATGTCATAGGGGTTTAAGTAGGTGTCATTTACCTCATGGGGGTCAGCGGCCTGCGCAACCGCGGCCGACTTCTTCATCTCAAAATCCTCCTCACCAGCGATGTCGGGGTCGAAGGTGGAGCGCCGCATGCCACCCCGTTGACTGGACGCCCAGGTGGGGGCGCGTACGCTTACACCACCATACGCTGGCTTACCAGGGCTTTCTGCCAAAGCGTCTCTGGCTATCTTCATGCGCTTTTCTCTCATTAAGTCGGCCATTACTGCGCTCCTAGTCCTGATTCGTACATTTCAATCATTTGGTCATCCACTTCTTCCACGGGGACTCCAAAGTGGTTGGCTGTGGCGTGTTTTAGGTTTGCGGATTTCGCAATGGCGCTTCTTGTTTTTGAGATAGCGTCCGGTTCGACCTGGACGTTTTCATCAACCTGGATGTTTTCGTCAATCATCGTCGCCTCCTTACAGAGCGGTATCGGCTGCGCCCGCGCTTTTTGTTCTTATCATCGCTCTCTGACTTTCTATATGCCTGTAGTTGGTTCCAAGTCAAATCCTTAAAGAGCACCACGTTCCCCTCTGTTCCTTTGTCAAGGGTTCCCTTGGGTCTTTGCGGAAGTCTTCTTGCGCCAACGACGGCTAATTGTAGCGCAGAAATCTTATCCCAGTGGTGTCTTTCTCTTCTCTTGGGTCCCACGCTGCCCTTTAGCATTTCTGAGACGACAGATGTTTCCGTTCTTTTATCGTGGCGATACGAGCATAGTTGCCCGTAGGTGTCTTCGTCATTGATGACGAGTTCGTCCATCAGGGCGTCTTGTATCCATCCGATCATCTCTTCCAGTTTTTTGGAAGTACTTGTAAGCCCTGCCTTGTAGGGCTTCTCGTAGTAGAGGTTGGCGTACTCGGCCTGTTTAGCGAGCGCGATGGTTGCGGCCCCAACGCCATTGGACTCGATGACGACTCTGGCTCGGTTGTATTTCTCAGCGACCTCGAGGAGCCTCCTGGTGAAGAGGATTGGTTCTGTGTGGTCTGCATAGCAGGCGACCTGTGTCCACTCTCCTTCATAAACTTTAAGTACTTGGAAAGACGCATGGTCTCGTGCAGCGTGTCCGGCGGGATCGACTCCGATGGCATAGATGGCTCCCTCTTCTGGCGGTTCGTACTCCATGTATGGGGCAGACCACTTCTCCATTTTCCTATCGCGGTGCTTTTTTAGCAAGCCATCGTTAAAGATGGCCCGGTGGTTCGAAATCCAGCATGACAGGTCGTCGAAAGGATAGAACACACGAAACAGCGCGGGGTCTCTTCTAATCTGGGCATCCGTATTCATCATGAAGCGCCTGAACGCAAGATTCTCTTTCTTCAGCCCGAGGTCCCCGTACTTGTCCATCAGACGAAGTTCTTCGAGAGTGAGCTTCTCATCTCTGCCCCAGGGTCTTTGATTCAGCTTCCCATCCCAGAACGGAAAGAACGCATAAACCCACCGGCCGCTTCCAGCCTTCGCGTCGTTACATTGGTCGTGCCACCAATCACCCGCATGCAGGGGCGTGGACTCCAGAATCATCAATGAGTGGTCCCGGTTAATCATCGACGGGTAAATCAGAGAGAACTGCCCCTCGGGGTCAGACCAGAACGGGAGCTCGGAGCCGTGAAAGGAGTCTGGAGACTGACCAATCCCCACGCTTCCTGACTCGCCCGACATGACGCGCATCTTCCCGCCCCTGGCTTGGTCGAAGGAGAGCTGGCGAACCTCCCTGGTGGCACTTGTGGGGGTCCTGAGCTTCTCTGGCCATCGGGCGTGAGTAAAGTGAACTCTGCGGTGCAGGTACTCTGCGCGATCCCTTGTGTCAGCGATACAGACATGGTCCATTCCTGGTGTGTACGCGGTCTTCGCGTACGCGCACAGCTCCGCGGTCAGGGACTTCCCTGCCTGCCGGTAGCCCAGGAGAACGAGCCACTTAGTCTGTCCATCTTGCGTCTTTGGTGGGTTGGAATAATATGACAGTATAGTAGACTGCAAACTGTGTGTAATCTTATAGGGGTCATACGGTACGGAGTTCCCGCTAGCCTGGTCGCGGATTTGTCCGTAGGCCCTTAGCATGGAGCTTGGGGTGGGCGTGGGTGTTTTAGTCGTTGACCGCTTCGGCATAGGTTCCCTCTATTGTGGTGTACGATGCCTCTACTTCATCTTCCTGCACCTGGGTTAGCGCGTCAATCAGTTCGACGTAAGTGTCCCCGGAGTTCATCGCCGCGGCTTCTCGTGCGGCGAGAGACGCGAGCATAATCTCGGCCCATTTGCAGGCGGCGTCTGCGGCAACGGGAGCGATGTGCCCTGCGAGTACATGTGTCATCACCTTTTGGGCAAATGATACAACGTCGTCATAGGACGATATTTCTGTTTCGGCGAACATGACGGCGAGTTTCTCTCGGTGTTCTACGGGAACTCGTTCCAGCCATTCAATGTATTCGTCAGGATCAAACTTACTGCGTCCCATCTGTTCTCCTAATCAGCTCTGTGTATTTCGCCATTGGAGTTCCACTCCCAGACGCTGCCGTCCCCGGCCTCAAAGTAAATGTTATCCGGCACTCCGTCTTCGTGCTCTGCCGATGTTTTGAGAAGTTTAAGTCCCACAAACTGTTCTGCGAGCATGTCTTCGACGGCAATTCTAACGGCATCGTCTGTCCTGGGGTCAGGAAAGTTGGCGTCTTCTATTTGGGCGTCAATCTCATCTCTTTGGTTTTGGTTGTTAACCTTTTGGGCCTCTTCCGCAGTCATGCCCTTCTGCTGGGCCTGCCACCAGAACGGGACGTCTCGTTCGTCAGTGCCCAGGTTTTTTAGTTGTGTTAGTTTGGTCGATAGAAAGTTCGCCTTTGCGGCATGATCGACGGGGGCGTTCATCGCTGCACGCAGCCTATCTGCACGACTAGGCATGGAGGGCTTGCTCCCGTCCTTGTAGGAGTCGCCCATCTTGATTTTGAATGGGTCTCCACCGCCTTTTGGCGGAAGATATTCTATCTCCCTTTCTCCAGTGCTCTCAAGCGTACCTCCGCCTGGAAGATCTTCGCCCACACGATACCACTGACCGGGGTTAGAGGAAATCTGAATCCGTTGGCTGCCTGGTGAATCGGGGTCAGCCTCCATCACGTTGACATCAAACTGAGGGCGAGCAAAAGACGGCTTTTGGGAAAGCGATTTTGCAATCTCCATTCGCTTGTCTTTCAACAAATCTGCCATCAGTCCCGCTCCTGGGTATCTTTCATAGGGTCTCTTCTACCCTGCATATAGGCCTTCTCTGCTGCGGCTTCCCTGTCTGCTTTCATCTCGTCAACGTATAGTGGTACTGGGTTCCCATGTTGGTCACGGGCCATGGCCTCTTTAGGGACATGAGTCCACCCCAGCTCTTGCATGGCCAACGCTCTGTTTCGGGGAATGTCTTTTAGGCCTAGCTCTTCTAGCTTGGCTTTAAGGATTTCTTCTCCTGGTGTTTTCTTCCAGCCCATCTGCGTTCTTGGGAGTCTGTCATCTATAGCTAAACGCTTGAATTCTCTTAGTGCAGCCCTTCCTCCGCTCTCCGGGTTACCAAAGTCTAAGGCTTCTAAGATCTCCTGTACGCGACCAGGACGGTCTTCCTGCGCACCTGGGGCGGTCATGTCTTCTGCGAGCGGGCCTTGCAGGCTCTCTAGTTGTTGCCTTTCTTTAGGAGTTAAGCCATACCCTCCCGTGCCCCCAATCGCTATGGCGCGAGAAAAGCCACTCATCTCTCCTAAGCTGTTTTTCATCCGATGATATGCTTCTCTTTCTCGTTGATTGTAGCTTTTTGGCACAGGCTTTTTTTCGTAATCACTTAGCGTGTTTATATCTTCTTCATACTTCTTCCAGCCTTCTAGAAGCTGCTCCCTCGTCTTGGGTTCGAACCAATCCAAATCTTCTTCCTCCAGTTGTTGTCTTGCAACGTACTCTTTACCCTCCCCCCCCTGGTGCCTCTCTGAGGCGATTTCTCTGCCCGGATTGGTTTCGGGACGCCATCCTGGTACGTTTTCCAACATCCTGTTCAAGATGTACTTGTCCGTTTCCCGGTTTGGCTTGTAGTCCTGGCGTTTTTTGCCCTTAGCTATAGCCTTCTCTACAATCTCCATTCGCTTGTCTTTTAACAAATCTGCCATCAGTCACCTCGGCTCCGTCACCATAACATGTTTATGTATCGGCCTGTGTTCTTCGCGCTTTGGGGTCATGCTCGAATCAGTTCCAAACTTAAATACCACTGACTCCATTGCTTTGTCCACGTCCCTTTTAGAAAGGCCCAGGGGGGTTTTCTCCAGCTCTTCGAAGAACTCCCTTCTCTTGTGCATCGGCTCTCCTTGCAGCGCAATGCCCGCCAGGGTGGACCAGTCCAGATTCATACACCACAGTCTAAACTGCGGGATGTCGTTCAACTTTTTTGCACCCGCGCACATGTGCGACACAACAGCGCGGCGGTTTACTTGGGTCATTACCGATATGTCAAACACGGTCATCCCGCACGCATAGCTAATCAGGGCACACACGTCATGCCCGTACCATGAGTCTGGTTGCCCGGAGAGAGCCACCGGCATGGCGTTCGCCACTTCCCATGGTTCTGGCACAAAACGCCCGAAAGCGTATTCCACCGCATCGGGCCAGAATGATGGGGCGCGCAGCGCTCGCGGCGACTTTAGCCAGGACAGCGCGTGTTCCGTGGACTCTGCCCAGGTTAACATCTCTGGGGTGGGGTTGAATCTCATCCCGTTGTACCGCCATCTGATTTCGCCACTAAGGTGCTCGACGAGAGCGACGAGATACTTACGCCCAGAGCCTGTGAACTTGATGGACCTGACAGGCGTTTTCTCGTGAAGAAGGATGTGCCACAACGGGTCTATCCTCTTCTCCTTCACTTTGGTGCTGGTAGCGTAAGCGCCCAGGCAACGGCCGGTGTCTACGTTCATGGTGCCAATGTAGCGCAAATGACGTGTTTTGTAAAATTGGTACGTTGAAAAATGGGTCACGGGTTTCGAGGGGGGTACTATATATATACAATGGCGTGATAGCATCGGGGATGCCCCCTCAACCTGGGCCTGGGACCAGGGTGAGGCACTGAATGGTCGTTCAGGATTACACCAAACACTGTACCGGTACCCTTTGCAAGGCTGTTTTGTGAAGGGTGAATGAAAGGAATTCAGGTTGCATAACGCTGCAATTGATGCTATTCTATAGCCAGCTATAGGAGGCTGTCTTGTTCGATTCGCTTGTTTACTTCGTTGTTCTTTCTTTCATGGTTGTCGCGCTGATTTGGTGCGGTGTTCTAACTCTCGAGCGCCAGCAAGCACTAGAACGCGCTGCTGTTGTAGGTGTGAAATGAGAATGACGTTTTGTGAGTTTTACGAATACGAGACCGATAGGTCTGGATATTGTCCTGAATGTGATCAGGTCACCCGGTTCGAGTACACCGAGCCAGATATTACCCCAATGCACGGCGTTCCCTGTCCTGACTGTGAGGCGCCGGTTTATGGAATTGAAATGGCGATGGTTGCCGGGTTGATCGAGATAGTTGAAGAGGATGTAATGAGAGAAGGGATTCTACATGAAAAGGTTAGGCTGGCAAAGGAGTCAGGACAATGATGACACTTAAGAGAGCAAAGGAAGTGACCGGGCATGGTAAGAGCCTAGGTAAAACGACTAAGATGCCCGGCTATAGTACGGGTTTACCTGCAAAGGAGTGCAGGACCGGAGCAAAGTTGCGCAAGATACCGGGCAGCGTTTGCGCAGTCTGTTACGCCTTGAAGGGTAACTACATGTTTCAGAACGTGCAAGACTCGCAGTACAGGCGCCTTGACGCGTTGGACAATCCGGAGTGGGTGTCCGGTATGGTTCGCCTAGTAGGACACTACGCTGATACGCTAGATCCTTATTTCAGATTTCTAGACTCGGGCGATTTGCAGAGTGTACCACATCTGTTGAATATCGTAGCGGTAGCCCGGGAGCTGGCGTGGGTTAAGTTTTGGGTTCCTACAAAGGAGCCGGGTATAGTTATGAAGACGGTTAGAATGTTAGGGGGGTGGCAGAATATGCCAGCAA